AAGCAGATAACTTGATTGTAGCTGCACACTCAGGTCTTAGGATTCCATGACCTAAAGCATACTTAGCAACCATCAATGTACCTTGATACATGATTCCGTAGTCCTGACCACTGATCTCAGTTGTCATGTCCATTAACTTCACAGTACCTACTGCTGATTTATGGAAGACAAGACCAATAGTTTTACTATCGTCACCACTGTATGTGTTATTAGCACCTGATGGGTTTGATGATACGTTTGACTGAGGTACGTTGTTAGACATCATTACAGGAATACCTGCAACTTGCTGTACACGACCTGATGCAAATGAACCATTGCCACCTGGGTTAAAGTCCACATCCACTGTTCTTGTAGCTGATTCAGCTAACTTGTAATACTCAGCAGGTGGTAAAACACAGTAACGATCTGTTGGAGGAATATCTCTCTCATCAAATGCTTGTGCAATATCATAGATAGCTGCTGCTAACTCATCACCTGTAACATCAGATGAAGATGTATTACCAGAAGCAAGAGTAGAAACTAATCCACCGTTGCCACCTGTAAGTGTTGTAGATGCTCTTGAAGCATTAGCGATTACTTTAGCTACGTTCTGGTCATAAGTTCTGGCAAGAGCCTTACCTAATTCATCAGCGTATGTAGC